TGAAGGATACCAAAGATTTTCAAGGTAAATACCTGCAATTAACTTACGACATTATTGAAGGCCAGCATAAAGGCAGAAAACTGTTTGACCGGCTTAACTTAATCAATCGCAACGATACCGCTAGAGCCATCTCTAAACAATCCCTGGAATCCATTTGTCGTGCGACCGGCTATGTTGGACAACTACGTGATTCATCACAACTGCATCGTAAGTTGATGATTATTCGATTGAGTTATAACACGGTCGATAAAAGCGGCAATCCAATACCGGAAGGTCGGCGCAATGACATTGCTGCTTACAAACCTGCACATGCCGGACAAGCCGCACCAGCACCACAAGCGACTTATCAGGACGCGCCACTTCACCCACAAGGCACAGCCGCACCAGTAGCGCCGTACAATGCTGGCAGTTATGCTGAAAAAAGTGGTGGGGTAGCAATGGCATCTGCCCCTGCCGCTAATAAAGCCCCTTGGGAATAACTAACCTAGGAGCGGCGCAAGGATGCGCCATAACAACCATGACAAACTTATCAGAACTACTCAACACCGACCCAACGCTAGACGCTGTAAACAGAGTTATCGAAGAAACAGCGCAACAAAAAAAACGCCATCCCCCAACTATAGGCATAGCACAACTAGGGAGTCAATGCGAGCGCAAGCTCTGGCTACAGTTTCGCATGGCAAAAACCGAAGTGTTCTCAGCAGAACAGCTCAGAAGATTTGAGGATGGCTATAGAAGCGAAGACATTGAGGCATCAAGGCTTGCACGAGTAGAAGGCGTTAAATTACGCACAATAGACACCGTAACTGGCTATCAATACTCAGTCAGCGCTATAGACGGCCATCTGCAAGGCCGTATCGATGGCAGGATAACCGGACTATTACAAGCGCCTGTTACCGAACACATCTGGGAAAGCAAATGCGTCAACGAAAAAAAACAAACCACCTTATTGAAAGCCAAGCAGGAACACGGCGAAAAACAAGCCCTAAAATACTGGGATAACCTGTATTACGCCCAAGCTATTTTATACATGCACTTGACCGGACTGACTCGTCATTATCTGACCTGCACCACCCCTGGCAGTTTATGGTCGCTATCGGTACGCACCGAAGCCGATCCAGAGGAAGCAGAACGCTTGCTTGAAAAAGCTCAGCGCATTAAAGACGCTAATACCTTACCGACCGGAATTAGTGAAAATCCATCATGGTATCAGTGCAAAGCCTGCACCTTCAACGGTATTTGTCATCAACAGCAAGTGGCTGATGTGAATTGCCGAACCTGTTGTCACTCAACGCCTGTTAAGGACGGCGAATGGCATTGTGCAAAATTTAATAGCAACGTCCCTAAAAACTTTCAAGTCACCGGTTGTGAACAGCACTTGTTTTTACCCAGTTTAATTTCGTATGCCAAGCCGGTAGATGCTGACCCCGAAGAAAACTGGATTGAATACCAAACAGCAACCGGAGTGGTGTTTAGGAACGGCAAAGACAAGCCAGCGTATAGCAGTCATGAACTGAGCGACGCCAAGGATTATCGTGCTATAGGGTTTAGCGTAGTAAGCGAAATCAGAGAAACTTTTAATGCCCAAGTGACAGGATAAAACGAATGTCTATTACTCTAAACGACCAACAACAAGCCGCTATTGACGGAATGCTAGATTTTATAGCGACAGGAGACCAGCCCTTTTTTACCCTAGTTGGTGCGGCTGGCACTGGCAAGACCACCACCATTCAGCATTTAATTAAAGCCCTACCGAATAAACGCATCTGCTTTACCGCCCCAACCAACAAAGCCGTGCGTGTTTTATATACAATGATGTTGGCTAACAATCTTGACGTGCCCTGCCTGACCATCTTTAGCTTGTTAGGCTTGCGTGTCACGCTGCAAAAAGACAAAGAAGTCATCAAGAGTGGCGGAAAAAGCCAGCTTGATAAGTATGACATCGTGGTCATTGATGAATGCTCGATGGTTAATGTTGAATTGCTTGGCTATATCAATCGTGCTATTAAATTGGCTGACACGATGATTATCTTCATGGGGGATCGTTGTCAATTACCGCCTATTGGCGAAGCCACTTCATCTGTGTTTGCGATTGCTAACCGCGCTGAACTTACCAAAGTAATGCGTCAGCGGTCTGAAAATCCAGTGCTTGGCCTGTGTACCGATATTCGACACGCTATCGAAGATGGCGCAACCACCTTACCACCGATAACCCCAGCACAAAACCAGAGCGGTGATATGGGGGTTCACATTATGAGCGGGCAACTCTTTAACCAATGGATGCCGTCGGCTTTTAGCCAAGAAAACTTTGATAAAGATTATGATCGCTTTCGCGTGATCGCCTGGCGCAATAAACGTGTGGATGCTTATAACCAACAAATTCAGGCTATCCGTTACCCTGATTTAAACGCACCGTTTGCTGTGGGTGAACCGATTATTTTTTCAAGCCCATTGCATAGATTATCCACCCAGGCAGATTACGACTTTAGCCAGTCAGTTACCGCAGGATGGGATGAAATACTATGCTCAACTGAATCAGAAGGCATCATTAGCAGCATAACCCTTGTTAATCCGCTGTATTTTAAAATGTCGCAAGACACTTTTGAATTGTCGCGCTATTTAATTACCTGCACCATGTTATCAGGCGAGTCAACAACGGTATCGTGCGTGATTACCCACGATAAAAACGCATTAAAAAGCGTACTTGATCGTATTGCTAGAGATATTGGCAACGGCGGTGAAATGACCTGGTTTACTTTCTGGTTGCTACAAAAATACTTTGCCGATGTTAGACCAGCGTATTGCATGACATCGCATAAGTCACAGGGCAGCACCTTTGAAAATGTCTTTGTCGATGCTCAAGATATTTTAAGCAACCCTAACCGAGAGGAAGCTTTACGTTGTTTATATGTGGCGGTATCTAGGGCGAGTAAGAATGTAGTGGTGAACGTGTGATCAGTCTGCGCCCCTACCAAAAAGACGCCATAACCGCATTACTAAACTGGTTCAGCAGCAACCCTACCGGCAATCCGATCATTAACGCCTGCGTCGGCGCGGGAAAATCAATAATTATCGCTGAACTATGCCGACGAATTATCAGCCAATGGCCTAATCAGCGCATTTTGATGGTGGTCGCTAGTCGGGAGTTAGTTAAACAGAACTACGACAAGCTTAAATCTATTTATCCAGAAGCAAACGCTGGATTGTACTCAGCCAGCTTAGGACGCAAAGACCCACACGCCAAAATTGTATTCGCCACTATTGGCAGCATACACAACAAAGCCATGCACACCGGCGCGTTTAATTTGTGTCTAGTCGATGAATGTCACAATATCAACCGCAAAAAAACTGGTATTTACCGCGCTATGATTGCTGAATACACTCGACTAAATCCCCGCTTTCGTGTCGTTGGTTTAACAGGAACACCTTTCCGTGGCGACGGTGTTTTACTGACAGAAGGAGATCAAGCGTTATTCACTGATATAGCAGTAACAATATCAATCAAAGACATGATCGAACAAAACTATCTTACACCTTTGGTACTCAGTGAAACCATTACCAAAACCGACATTAGTGGCGTACAGATCAACAAAGCGACCGGCGATTACAACATCGTACAGCTAGCCAAAGCGATAGATCGAGAAGAAATCACCCGATCCGCCGTCAGTGAAATCATTAACGCTGGGCGTGATCGTAAAGCGTGGTTAATCTTTGGCGTGGATGTAAAGCATTGCCAGCATATTTACGAAGAATTAAAAGCCCAAGGTGTCGCCGCTGGCATTGTCCACGGCAAAACCCCAACGGCAGAACGTGACCGCACCTTTATCAATTACAAAGCCGGACGACTAAAGGCATTAGTCAACTGCTTAGTGGCTACCACCGGCTTTGATTACCCAAGCATTGACCTGATCGCGCTAATCCGAAATACCAAAAGCCCTGTACTCTATATTCAGATTGCTGGACGCGGTTTAAGGACAGCACAGGGAAAGCAAAATTGTTTATGGCTAGATTTTACCGACACCACCAGCACACTAGGATGTATAGACCAGATCAAAGGTCGCAAGGAACCTAAAAAACAGGACAAAGCAGCAATCACTAGCAAGCAATGCCCACAATGCCAAGCGATATATCATTTGAGCGCGGCTTATTGTGCGTGTGGTCATGAGTTTATGATCGCTGAAAACGCTTTGACTATTAACCACCAAGCCAGTGCTGCGCCGATTCTATCAGACGGCCTAGTTTGTTTGTTTGAAGTGAGTCGTATGGGTTTTAGAGTACACAGCAAGTCTGGGTCACCCGACAGCTTGTGTATCCTGTATTACCCACCCGACTTTCGTGCGGCAGCGATTAAAGAATGGCTGTGCTTTGATCATCAAGGCTATGCCCGCCGCAAAGCAGAAATGGGCTGGCTCAAACTTGGGGGTACGTTACCTTATCCAGACAATGTACAAGAAGCGTTACTAAGATCAAAAGAGCTTCGCAAACCAGACTATCTAAGTATCAGTAAAACAGGTAAATTTAACGAGGTAAAAAGCCATGTTTACGCCGCTAACCAAGCAACGCATGATAACCGACACCGAGAACTATTTAGCAATCCTGCGCAGCACGCCACCGGCAACGCCTTGCAAGCAATGTGATTGTTTTTTTGACGGTTATTGTGATGCTTTTAAAAGCAACCCGCCAGAAAACTTTTATGAACAATATTGTGAATTATTTTATGAAATACCTTTTTAGCGTATGCCGCTAACGCAGAGCTAACCAGCGTAGCGTTAGCAGAGTCGGCTTGAGCGTCGTGTTAGGCGTGGGGTAACAATAAAAATTGAATGGCTAAAATAGCCACAACAAAAACAGGTCTGAGTTGAATGACGGGTTATTAAATGAAAACCAATTACTGTATGGAATGCAGATATAGACAATTTGATATGACATCAGAAAGCAGCTTACTAAGTTGTGGCAAAGGTCATAAACCAAGATTTTATTTGCCAAAAATAGGCAATCCATATTTTACAAATTGGGGGTGGAAAAGAAAATGTAACGACTTTGAAATAGGACGGGATGTGTATTTATTTGTACGGCCTAACGCAACGGTAAGGGGCTGGCCGGACACGGACGTTAAACGAAGCCCCGATAATGAATGAACCACAAACTTACATAACCGCCAACGGTCGGCCAGTCCCTTTGACCGACTTGTTAGGTTTGGAAAACAACATGCTATTGACAACTGCAATAACATCAAGCCGCCACGCGGACATTCATATGCAGTGCCTTAATAATCCGCTGCACCGTGTCCCATTTCGGTTGCGTCTTCCCGGACAGGGCC